TGTACCTCCTCGTGATGCCGCAAGTAAAGATGACAAATACGCAGGAGCTTTTGTTAAGGAACCTGCTCCTGGACTTTATAATTGGGTAGTCAACTTTGATTTGAATTCACTATACCCACACCTTATTATGCAATATAATATTTCACCAGAAACTCTTTTACCAAAACGTTTCTCTGGAGTGAATGTTGATAAGTTACTTAACTGCCAAATTGATTTGAGTTGCCTTACTGATTCTACAGTCTGTGCAAATGGTGCTATGTATACAACAGAGTATCAGGGATTTCTTCCTAAGATGATGCAAAAAATTTATGATGAACGTACCATCTATAAGAAGAAAATGATTGCTGCTAAGCAGGAGTATGAGAAGACTAAAGATCCTCAACTAGTTAAAGATATTGCGAAGTATAATAACATTCAGATGGCAAGAAAGATCCAACTGAACTCTGCCTATGGTGCTATTGGCAATCAATATTTTCGTTATTATAATCTTGCAAATGCCGAGGCAATTACTCTTTCGGGACAACTTTCAATTCGTTGGATTGAAAATAAGATGAATGAGTATCTAAACAAAATTTTAAAAACGGAGAACACTGATTATGTTATTGCTGTGGATACCGATAGCATTTATCTCAATATGGGTCCTTTGGTTGAACGTGTATACCAGGGAAGAGAGAAAACTACTGAAGGCATTGTCACGTTCCTTGATAAGGTCTGTCAGGTGGAACTTGAAAAGTATATTGAAAGTCGCTACCAAGAACTGGCTTCGTATGTGAATGCCTATGATCAGAAGATGATCATGAAGCGAGAGAACATTGCAGATAAAGGTATCTGGACTGCCAAAAAACGATACATTCTGAATGTCTGGGACAGTGAAGGTGTTCGTTATGAACAACCCAAACTTAAGATTATGGGTATTGAGGCAATTAAATCTTCAACACCTGCACCTTGCCGTCAGAAGATTAAGGATGCTCTGAAAGTTATCATGACAAAAACTGAAGAGGATCTGCAAAAATTCATTAAAGATTTTAGAAAGGAATTTTCTAGTCTTCCTCCAGAACTTATCTCATTCCCTCGCAGTGTTAATGGATTGAAAAAATACCATGATCCCAAACAGATTTATAGTAAGGGAACTCCAATTAACGCAAGGGGATCATTGTTGTATAACTATTACATCAAAAAGAATAATCTTACTCACAAGTATCCATTAATTCAAGAGGGTGAAAAGATTAAGTTTATTATGCTTAGAACTCCCAATAAAATTAATGAAAATGTGATTGCGTTTATTCAAACATTTCCTGTTGAATTAGGACTTGACAAATCTATAGATTATGATCTACAATTTGACAAAAGTTTTCTGGAACCACTGAAGACAATTTTGGATACTATCGGTTGGAAAGCAGAAAAAGTCAATACTTTGGAGGCACTATTTGGATGAGACTACATAATTTGTTTCCTACACCTGTGTTTGAAACTCAATTTGAGCCTTCTAATAGATTAGAAATTGTTAGATATATTCAAAATATTTCTGCAACTCAAAGTATTGGAGATCTTCATAAGCAAGATGCTTTTAATGAATTAACATTTCACATACGAAATTTTGCTCAGGAATGTTTCAATGAAATGTTGTGGGTAGATGTTAATCCAGTTATTTGCTCTATGTGGTGCAATCGTCTACCAGCACAATCAGGATTGAAAAAACATTTTCATCCAAATAGTTTACTTTCTGGAGTATGGTATCCTGATTATGTAAATAGTCCTATTATTTTTTATGGGCAACAGCAGTGGATGATGTATCCCAAAACAAAAGAACAAAACGATATTAACAGTATCGCTAAAGCAATGATGGGTGTGCGAGGAACATGTTTAATATTCCCATCTTATTTACAACATGAAGCAACAAACTGGAATGAAGACGACAGACTATCAGTATCTTTTAATATATTTGCTGACGGAATGTTTGGAGACACAACTGAACTAACAAACTTAAACATTAAAGTAAAGGAGTAATTATGAATTTTCTACAAGATATCGTAAAAGAAATTAAAAATGAATACGCATCCATTGTTGCTGATGGTGTTTCTACTGGTGATTGTGATCAATTTATCGATACAGGAAGTTATATCTTAAATGCTTTGTTGTCTGGATCTATTTACGGTGGCATTCCTTCCAATAAAATTACTGCTCTTGCTGGTGAAACTTCCACTGGTAAGACTTTTTTCTGTTTGAGTATTGTAAAACATTTTTTGGATAGTAATCCAGAAGCAGGAGTTATTTACTTTGAATCTGAATCTGCAATTACAAAGCAGATGATTGAGGAACGTGGAATTGATAGTAAGCGTATGATCATTGTTCCTGTAGTGACAGTTCAAGAATTTAGAACTCAAGCTCTTAAGATTGTTGATAAATTCTTAGAACAGAAACAATCTGATCGTAAACCATTGATGTTTGTGCTTGACAGTCTTGGTAATCTTTCAACTACAAAAGAAATTGAGGATAGTTCTGAAGGTAAAGAGACCCGTGATATGACTAGAGCCCAAGTTACCAAATCTGTATTCCGTGTACTGACACTGAAACTTGGTAAGGCAAATATCCCGATGCTCGTTACTAATCATACCTATGATGTTGTTGGCGCTTACGTTCCTACCAAAGAAATGGGCGGTGGTAGCGGTCTGAAATATGCAGCATCTACAATCATTTATCTTTCTAAGTCTAAAGAAAAAGATGGCACTGTAGTTGTAGGTAATATCATCAAATGCAAAGCACAGAAATCTAGATTTACCAAAGAGAATTCTGTAGCAGAAACTCGTTTATTCTATGATTGTGGATTAGATCCTTATTATGGTCTGCTAGAACTTGGTGAAAAGTATGGTGTCTTCTCTAAGTCGGCAGGACGTTATGAAATCAATGGCGTAAAAACTTTTGCAAAAACTATTCTTGCTGATCCTAAAAAATATTTTACTCCAGAGATTATGCAAGCACTTGACGAATCTGCTAAAAAAGAATTTAGTTATGGTCAAAGTTCAGTAGATAGTTCGGACCAAGAGGAAGAAGTATGATAGGAAAAACATTACCAGACTTTATTAAAGTATATGATGATGTTGTAGATAAAGAACTGTGTTCCAAAATAATTAATAAATTTGAAGAAGATGTATACCTACATGAATATCATGATAGAGAGCAACGTCCAACTTTCACTCAATTAAATATTACTCAATATCTTGCTCAAGAATTAGAGAATGGAAATATCAATGATCCTTGGAGTGAACATCATGCAGTCATTCAAAATGCTACTGCATTTGCTGTTAGGCAGTATCAAAAAGATCTTCTCATTAACGGAGAATTTCCAGAGGATTATGCTCTAGAGCAGATTAGAATAAAGCGTTATCTCAATAATGGCAAAGAACAATTCAAAGAGCATGTTGATGTAGGTAATTACAATTCTGCTAGAAGATTTTTAGTATTCTTTTTATATTTGAATGATGTGGAGGAAGGAGGGGAAACTTCCTTTCCTTCACTAAACTTGCATATCAAACCAAAGTGTGGTAGCATACTGGTGTTCCCTCCATTATGGATGTTCCCTCATGCGGGGAGACCTCCTATTTCTGGAACCAAATATATTGCTGGGAGTTATTTACATTATGTTTAGTGGAAAGATTGAACACCTAGTTCTTGCTAACTTACTTTATGATGAAAAGTATACTCGTAAGGTTCTTCCTTTTTTGAAGAAGGATTATTTTGAGGATCACTCTGATAAAGTATTATTTGAAGAAATCAATACTTTTGTCAATCAGTATCAGTCTCTCCCTACAGCAAATGCTCTACAAATTCAAACAGGTAAAAGAGTTGATCTATCTCAAGATGGATATTCTGAGGTTGTAAATGTTCTAACAAATCTTCCTGAAGATGAGTGGGATTATGAATGGAAATTAAATACTACTGAATCTTGGTGTAAAGAACGTGCTATCTACTTGGCACTCCTGGAAAGTGTCAGGATTGCCGATGGCAAAGATAGTAAGATGACTAGAGATGCAATTCCAGATATCCTTTCAACTGCCCTGAGTGTCAGTTTTGATGATCATGTTGGTCATGATTATATTATTGATGCATCAGATCGTTACGACTTCTATCATCGTAAAGAAGAAAAAATTCCGTTCGATTTAGAATTCTTTAATAAGATTACTAAAGGTGGTCTTCCGTCTAAGACTTTGAATATTTGTCTTGCTGGCACAGGCGTTGGCAAATCTCTTTTCATGTGTCATGTCGCGGCAGCTGCATTGTTGCAAGGTAAGAATGTTTTATACATTACTTTGGAGATGGCAGAAGAACGTATTGCAGAAAGGATTGATGCCAATCTATTGAATATCTCAATACGAGATTTAGAAACTCTGCCAAAACAATTATATGAAAATAAGATTAACTCCTTATCTAAGAAGACGCAAGGCAAACTTATTATTAAAGAATATCCGACTGCCTCTGCTCACTCTGGTCATTTTAAGTCTTTACTTAATGAACTTTCATTGAAGAAATCTTTTCGACCAGATATTATTTTTATTGATTACTTGAATATTTGTGCAAGTTCTAGGTATAAGGGAACTATTGTAAATTCTTATACCTATGTTAAAGCAATTGCTGAAGAACTTAGAGGTATGGCAGTTGAGCATAATGTACCTATTGTATCTGCTACTCAAACTACTCGTAGTGGTTATAGTAATACTGATGTTGATCTTACAGATACATCTGAATCTTTTGGTCTTCCTGCTACTGCCGATTTTATGTTTGCTCTTATTAGTACTGAAGAACTAGAAGAACTAGGTCAAATTTGTGTAAAGCAACTCAAAAATAGATATAATGATCCAACATCAAATAGGAAGTTCATCATTGGGGTTGACAGATCTAAGATGAAGTTGTATGATGTAGATCAATCAGCACAGAAAGACATTATTGATTCTGGGCAAGATGATTATGAAGATGAAACTGAAAGTAAGTTTCGCAAAAAGTCCTTTGTAGATTTGAAGTTTTAAAATGACCGTAAAAGAAATTCTGGAAAAAGATCTCAACGCTGCAGAGGTTGAGGGTAAATTTGATGTTGATACTGACAGGTATCTTGAGTTTGTAAATAAAACTACTAGTGATGCCAGTACTAATACTGGAGCGTTCATTAATCGAGTTCAAGAACTTCAAGCATATGGCGCTGATGTTCCTCGTCTTTTGACTGCTGCTGTTGGTATGTCTGCCGAAGCAGGTGAGTTTACTGAGATTGTAAAGAAGATTATCTTCCAAGGTAAACCATATAGTGAAGATAATAAAGAACATCTTTTGATTGAACTTGGAGATGTTATGTGGTATTTTTCTCAAGCATGTATGGCTCTAGGTGTTCGCATTGAAGATGTTATTGTTACCAATACTGTTAAACTTATGAAGCGTTATCCTGGAGAAATGTTTAGCGTAGATCGATCTGAAAATCGATCTGCTGATGATCGATAATACTAAGTCCCTCTCTTCTAAATATTATTGAAGGGAGGGACTTTTTCTATGGCAAAATTAAAAATGGGTAGCACCCCAGATTTAGCCAAAGTACATAAAAGTGGAGATCTAAAATATTGGCCATCATTTTGGCAAATGGTAAGAGATAAACAACCATTCAAAAAAGGAACGCAAGGGCAAGATGGTGCTGCAGTAATAGGATACAAAACAGCAGCTGCCCATAAAAAATTTGTTGCGGACATGGCAAAATGTACTACTTCCAGAGAGGTCATTGCATTTTTGAATAAGTATAATACTGAAATGCCCACAGTAGAGGGTGGTAAAGTTAAGATTACTGAACTCTGGAAAGATAATGTAAAAGAAACTAAGGCATCTAATGCTGCTAAAATTGGAGGTAGAGATACAGAGGTTTATAGTGAAATATTAGTTCAATTTGCATTAGCATATCAACTTGTATATAATAAGAGAGCAACACATGATGTAGTGGGTGATGGAGATGATTTTAAAACTGAAGTATACAATGCACTTAAATCTAGGATTATAACACCAGGTCGTTTTGCTTTTTCAAACACTGCAGTAAGAAAAAATTTAAGAGCATTCTCTAGACAAATTTCAGATGGTAATGATACATGGTTAGATAGTGCTTCAGCAGCAGCACAAACACTAGTTGACAAATTAAATATCCCTTCTGATGCTAAAATTTTTAATGATAAAATTTTTGGTAATGGATCCCCTGGAGATCCTTATGCAATTTATTTACGTGCTAATACAGGATTGCAACCTGATAAGTGGAACCCTGCAGATATATGGGTCATGACCCCTGCAGGAATTAGAGATTTAGTTCATTTAAATAGAAAAACGGCAAATAGAAAAACAGCAAGTGTTGCACTTTTAAATAACTTTCTAATTAATCAATTTAAAACAAAAGATATTATTCCTATTTCACTAAAGAAAACTAAAGCAGATCCATCACAAGTTCACTATACTGTTTTGAATAGTAATGAATATATTGAAAGAATTTCTATTGGCAAAAGTAAAAATCCTACCATTGAATTAACTGGTGGAAACCGTGATATGAAAATTAATTTTACATTAGAGACAATTGAACTGAATAAGGGTATGACAGCTCGTAGAGCACAAGCAAATTTATTTGGTAATATAGGTAAAGTTAAACCAGGATCTGAGAAGCATATTCGCATTAAATATAATGTAAATAAGAAGCAACTTGAACTTGAGTATACCCAAACACAAATGCCTTCATTAGCATTAGCAAAAATGGGATCATTGGGATCAAAATCTTTTACCTCTATTATTTCTGAAACTTCTAAGCAAGGAATTCATGCATTAGATAAAATAAAAGATAGGCATCCTCATTTAGATTTGACTAAAGATGACTACTTCATAAGTCAAAAAGTTAAATTTACTGATGAGCAATATGATCAAGTTGCTGCATATATGGATGATATTTGGAAAGCAGTTAATGGTGATAATATGCCAGACATGAGAAAGGATAAATCTGTAGGTAAAGATATTAATTTATTGAAAGATAAAATGATGTCATCTGAAGTATCATTAGCTATAGCAGGAATACCAGATGATAAAATCAAAAGAAGAGTAATTCAAAATCTTTATAATGCATGTGCATCAGTTGGATTTGGATCTGGACTTAATAAAGAAGAAAGAGAATTACTGGCTCAAAGTGGAGTAGGTCAAGCAAACAAATTAAAAGCACAATTTACTGGAGGACTTCATGTTAAAGTCTATTGATAATGAAGATCTAAATAAATCATTGGAGATCTTATTGAAAACCAAAAAGATGGAAGTTGCTCTTGCTTATTTTGCTACGGTAATGGATTGTAAAATCTCAGTAGCAAAGACAAAAGCATTGAAGCATAAATATTATTTGATGAAGAAACGTGGATTAATCCACATTGCAAACAGTAAAAATTGGGATAAATGAAAAGTTTTAACGAATTTCTAACTGAAGCAAAAGTCTCAAAGACTAGAGATCAGGCTGAAAAATTAAAAGTACATCATGTTGGTAGAGGAAGATATGCCAATGATATGGGTCAGATTACATATAAATCTGAAAATGGTGTACTAAAAAAACTTCAAACTCCAATTGTTGTTACTGGACAAGATCAATCTGCTGTAGCACCTACAGGACAAGCAGCTGCCCCTGCTCAAGATCCAAATGCACCAACAGATGCTTTAGAAGTAAATGCTGGTGGTCCTACAATTACTGTTACTTTTGGTAGGTTTAATCCTCCTACTATCGGACATGAAAAATTAATCAATCAAGTTGGCAAGTTATCTCAAGGTGGAGATCTTAGAATTTATCCTAGCAGGACACAAGATCCTAAAAAGAACCCCTTAGATCCAGCAACTAAAGTTGCAATCATGAAAAAAATGTTTCCTGATTATGCTGATGCTATTCAGGATAATGAGGATATGAAAAATATCTTCGATGTTCTTTCTGCGGCATATGGGGAAGGATATGGGTCAGTTCATATTGTAGTTGGTAGTGATAGAGTTGGGGAATTTGATGCTCTTGCCAAGAAGTATAATGGTAAGATATATAACTTTGAAGAGATCCAAGTATTGTCTGCAGGTGAAAGAGATGCTGATGCAGAAGGTGTAGAAGGAATGTCAGCATCCAAGATGCGTAAAGCAGCTGCCGATAATGATTTTGATACCTTTAAAAAGGGTATGCCTAAGACTATTAATGACAGTGAAGCAAGAGGTATTATGACTACCTTGCGTAAAGCAATGAATATTAAAGAAGATTATGATTATAATCTTTGGGAGATTGCTCCTAAACTTGATTACTTAAATTTAAGAGAAAACTATTTCAAAGGTAACATCTTTGAAATTGGGACTATTGTTGAAAATATTAATACTGGTATTGTAGGTAGGATTGTAAATCGAGGAACAAATCATGTTATCTACGTTGATGAGCATGATGAAAAGTATAGAGGTTGGCTAAAAGATCTAATTGAATTAACTGAAGGAGAAGATCCAGAAACTCAATTAGAAGTAGGTACAGATAAGTATAGAGAGTATGTTCAGGAACTTACTCCTGGTCAACCTGTAATGAAATTTTCAGATTTCAGAAATATAAATAATAAAAAGAAGAACTAATTTAGGTATCAATTATGCTTAACGACATGTACTCACAATCTACTTCTAGATTGTCTGGAATTGAAGATATTCTAAACGGTATTGGATATCTTTCTGAAGCAGAAAAAGAAAAAGAAAAAGAAGGTAAGGAAAAAGAAGAAAAATCTGAAAAGGCTGGCGAGGATCAGGAAGATAAGTATCCTAACAAGTCTGGTAAGAAGTCAAGAGACTATGATGAAGATGGCACTGTAGAAGATGAGACTGATGAGTATGCTGGTGTAAAGGATAAGGCCATTAAGAAGGCAATGAAAAAAGAAGATCTAGATTTCTCTTCAGTTCTTGATGATTTTTCTGATGAAGATATTGTATTCTTAACTGATGATCTTATTGAAGAGATGGTAGAGGAAGCTCTAACTGAGTGCCTAGCAGAAGGTTATGAGATCGAAGATCTTGAAATGATGCTAGTTGAATCTTTAGATGAAGCAGCAAAGCAATTAGATTTATTTCAACACCAAAGACAACAGCAAAGAAAAGAAAAGGTTGCTAAGATCAAAGGTGCAGTTAAGAACTTTGCAAGTAAAGTTAAGTCTGGTGCAAAAGCTGGTGTGAAAGCAGCAGCGTCGGGTGCTAAGAAAGTTGCAGTAAAAGCAGCAGGCGCAGCAGGAGAAATCGCAGGTGCAGCTCGCGCAGGATATGCTGCAGGTAAAGCAAAGGCATCAGAGAAGCAACAGTCTTCTAGTTCATCTTCTTCTGGTAGTTCCTCATCATCGAGCAGTTCTTCATCTTCAGATAAACCAGCAAGACCTTCTTTCCTATCAAGAGTTGGTGCAAAACTTAAGAGTGGAATTAAGAAAGTTGTCGGTAAAGCAGCTAGAAAGGTTGCATCAGGTGCAGGTAAAGTTGCAAGTCGTTTAGGTGAAGAAACATTGGTAGAGAAAGCACCTCCTAGTGCTAAGCATGAGCGTATGGTTAAGCATATCAAAGATAAGTATAAGAAGGGTGGATTAACTAAAAAAGAAAAAGGTATTGCTTATGCTACTGCTTGGAAAGCATATAACAAAGAAGAAGTAGAGCATATTGAAGAAGACGGTGAGATGCAAGGTGGCGATAAGGATCCTTGCTGGAAAGGATATCAAATGGTTGGTAAGAAAATGAAGGGCGGTAAGGAAGTTCCTAACTGTGTTCCTAAGGAAGAGTATCAAGAACTCTATCTTGATATGATCGAAGAAGGTTTCACAGTTGAGCAAGTTCGTGAAGTTATTGCTGCATACGAAGATGGACATGAAGTAATTTTTGAAGAAAGTGGCGTACAAATTTATTGTGAGGAGTGATATGGAAAAGGATAATAACAATATTAAAACAGGAAAAAAATTAGACACAGGAAACAAAAGCACCGTGAAAATTAATCCAACTAAAGAAAGTCTCAAAGAACAAATCAGACAATCTCTAGAAGAAGATCGTGAGATGAGAAGATTGGCAGCACAAGAACGTGCTGCTGAACGAGAAAGAGAAGCAAAAAGAGCTGGTGTAAAAAGTCATACTCCAGGATTACATGCCAACTCAATTGCATCAGATTATGCAAAAAAAGAAACTAAATCTATTAAATGGCATGACAAAAAAACCAAAGGAAAATATATTCCTGGTATGGTGAGTAATGAAGAGTTTGTAAATGAAGGTGATTATTGGCATCCAGATCCTGAGCAAGATAAAAAACTAAGTGATCGTGGTGCAAAACTTCGTGCTCGTGAAGATGCTACTTCTAAACCAAAAGAAGATCCTAAAAAACTGAAGCCAGGTGAATCCTATGTGGATTATGCTAAGCGTCATGGATATAGGTCATCAGCACCTAAAAAGCAAAGTATTGGTGATAGAATTAAAACTAAATTAGGATTAAAAAATTCTTTTGATCCAGAAGGTGAAGTATTAGAATCTGCTGTTCCTGGCAAACCTGCAGAAAGACTTGGTGCTGTAACTGCTATCCCTAAGGATGAGCGTGATGCTGCAAGAGAAAGAACTCTTGCTAAAGCAAAAGCAGCAAGAGCAGCAAGAGAAAAGGGAATGAAGGAAGAGATTGAAATGGAAGAAGGCATGGATATGAAGGCTTTCAAAGCAAACCGCAGAAAACTCAAGCGTAGAGAAGCTTCTGCTGATGCTAAGAAGAGAGGTCATGTAGGTAAGGAATGGTACAACAGTGGTAGAACGTATTCTCCAGATGAAGCAAAGAGTGGTCGTGCAAATATGCCCGATCATGAAAGAAGCACAAGACATCGTAGTGCTGTAGATCCTGAGGGTGAGGATAGTAACTACTCAGCAGACAAGACGAAGAATCCTAAGAAACTTCGTAAGCAAAAAGCAATGGGTGAATCACTTTCATTCTCTGATTTTATTGCTGAGCGTAATCGTTACGAGAAAGAAACAGGTAAGGATCTTAAGACTGGTAAACCTGTAACCAAAGGTGGCACCATGGGTGGTGATGATAAGCATTCTCAAGTTATGAGACACATGCACAAAGTTATGGGTTCTGGAAGAATGGGTGCTGGTGGTGCTATCCAACAAAGAGGAAAGAAAAAGGAAAAGGGTGCTCCTACACCTGGACCTAGTGTTACTCCTGCTCAGAAGGTTGCAAAACGTCGTGCTGCTGCTAAAGCATCACAAGATTTTATGAATGATACTAGAGGAACTTAATTGATAAATACCTATACCCTTTAGTATAGGTATCATCATGTCGGCACTAATCGCATGGGCTTTTGCTAACCAGGCTCTTATCGCAACTGTTCTTTTTGCAGTTTCGGAAGCACTTGGAGCAAACCCAAAGGTAAAATCAAACGGTATTCTTTCCCTAGTTCTTATGCAAGTCCAAGCACAGCTTAAGAATAAAGGGGCAAAAGATCTAACCCCTTGATCCTGAAGGACCCCTACGGGTCCTTTTTTATAAATAAATACAGGATATAAAAGTTTATTGGAGAATACAATGTCTCTTTACGGAAGAACCGATTCAAACACAAATAAAACAAAGGCTGGTATTGGAGTTGCCGCATCATCAATTACGCCAACAATCGTCTTCGTTGATGAAACAGAAGCACAATTAAACGAGAACCGTCAACGTGGTATTGATGGTCCAGGTTGGTGGTCGTATTATACATATGTTGATACTGATGGCAACACTCGTCATAAGTCAGAGAAGATGGTTGCCCTTGCTGACCCTGATACAAATGCTAATGAAACTCAGGCAGATGATACTATTGCAGCAGATGTAGCATCTGCAGTTACTATTACTGGTCAACCAGCAGCAGTTACTGGAGCATCAACTCCTTACACTGGAACATTCACAGTTACGACTTCAACAACTGGTACACCTGGAACTCTCACTTATCAGTGGCAGTATCAAACTGCTTCGCAGACAACTAAGTGGACAGACATTTCAAATACAGGTGTTTATACTGGTGCTACAACAGCAACTCTTACACTTACTGCTGCTGCTAAGGCAACCTATGATGGTTACAAGTTCCGTGTAAAGATCAATTCTGCTGGTGGTACTGAGGAAGTCATTTCTAACAGTGCGTCATTAACCTATGCATGATAAATTATGAGATTTGAGGAATTGAATGAAGACAATTATATGATGTTTGCTATTAAACATTATGATAATCCTCAGTCTGTTACTAGAGAAGACTTTGAAGAGGACATCAAAAGATTTAAATATATTAAAAGATTATTGAAAAGGTATCTAACTGGTGGTCCCCTTCGAAGTCATTTATTACTAAATCACATCATAATTTTATATAATGTTTTTGGTGAAGCGGCAACACCATTACTTTTTTATAAATTGGATAAAGAATATTGGGGATGTTTAAAAGCATTTATGGTATTCTTGAACCGTCTTCCATCAGAATCTATGGAAGGAATTCCAGTTGATGAAGATATTGAGAATTCATTAAGAGGTATTTAATATGGAAGGTCATCCACCAACTAATAGTATTGGACCTAATCAAGGTGCTGAAGTTTCTTTACCTCCTGCAGTACAACCTGGAGTTAAATTAGTTAAAAAATTAATTAAAAGAAAAAGAATAAAGGAAGCTACCATGTTACAACAACAAAATAATCAAAAGAAACCTGTTCAATCTGCAACTGGTAGTCCCCAACCATCACCACAAGAAGTAATGGCAAAGAAGCAAGAAGCTGCTAAAGCAGCCCAAGCGCCAGCAGCTGCTCCTGCTAAAGCATCTTCTACTACACAAGCAACTGCTAAACCTTCTCCACTTCAACAGAAGGCAGCACAAGTTGCAAAGCAAGCACTTCAAAAGAAAATTGCATTGCAGAAGCAAGCAATGGCCAATCAAATTCAACAACAGAAATTGGCAGCAAAAAATCCAGGATTGAATAATTGAGGATACTGAAATGCCCTTTGGAATTCCAAAAGACCTTTCAGTATTAGAAGCGAAGTTTCAGATATATGAAGATCTCTCTAAGGAGATGCTTGACAAACTTGAACGTGCAGTAGACAAAATTAGTGAGAGCAACCAGAATGTTGCCCTCATTTTAGAACGCCACGAAAATAGATTAGACCAAGTAGATAAAGCAGAGGCTGCTATTTTAGAATTAATCAAAGCTATCAATAATAAGTTAGAGCAACTTGAAAGAAAGGTAGAAGACCTTTCTAAGTTTCGTTGGGTTACTATGGGTGTTCTTGGTGCTGCTACATTGGTCATTGGATCAGCGGCATTCTTTGGAAATCTATTGACAGTGGGTTCTGGTCGTGTTACTATAGGAGGAGCACCCATACAATCCACAAAATGAATTATATTGATGTTAAATATATCAACCTAATTTCCATTAGGTTAGATAAATTTGCTCGCAAAAAAGAAGGCATCTATAATTTTAGGTGTCCTTATTGTGGAGACAGTAGTAGGAATAAGAGTAAGGCAAGAGGATATTTCTTTGATAATAAAAATGTAACAGTATACAAGTGTCATAACTGTGGAGTTACAACTAACTTTTCAAATTTTCTAAAACAAAATGCTCCAGATGTTTATGATGAATATATTCTGGAAACTTATAAGGATGGATTTTCAAGTAATAAACTATTTGAAAAATCGGATCAAGAATATAATTTTGAAGCACCAAAATTTGCTGCAAAGATTGATGGACTTGTTAGAATATCTGATCTAAATAAAACACACGCAGCAAGAAAATATGTAGAAAGTAGACAAATACCAGAAACAAAATTCAAAGAGATTTATTATATTGCACAATATAAAAAGTGGGTGAATAAACAAAAACCTACATTCAAGGATACTTATCCTGATCACTCAAGGATTATTATTCCCCTTATTCTAGATAAAGAATGGTTTGGTTTTCAAGCAAGAGCACTTAATCCGAAAAATTCAATGCGGTATCTAACTACAATTCTTGACGAAAGCAAACCTAAAATTTATAACTTAGATAATGTTAATAACACAGAACAAGTTTATATAACAGAAGGTGCTTTCGATAGCATGTTCTTAACCAATTCAATTGCAATGGTTGGAGCAGACATTGATTGGACATTTGTTAATTCTTGTGTTGACACAGAATTCGTTTTCGTGTATGATAACGAGCCCCGCAACGCTCAGATCGTTGCTAGAATGGAAAAAGTCATCAATAGAAAACATTCTATTGTAATTTGGCCAAAGTCTTTAAATAAAAAAGATATTAATGAAATGGTAATTGCTGGTCTTAATCCACAGCAATTAGTTCAATCTAATACTTACAAAGGATTAGAAGCAAAAATTAAATTTACCGAATGGAAAAAAGTATGAGTAATGGCATCAAAGTTGTAAAGAGAGACGGTTCTGTAGAGCGTCTTAATATTGATAAAATTCATATTATGGTTGAACATGCTTGTGATGGATTGAGTGGTGTGTCTGCTTCACAAGTAGAAATGAACGCAAACATTCAATTTTATGATGGCATTAAAACTTCCCAAATCCAAGAGATCCTGGTCCGATCAGCTAACGATCTTATTTCTCTTGATAATCCAAACTATCAGTTTGTTGCTGCTCGTCTCCTTCTTTTCGGTCTACGCAAGCATGTCTTTGGGGCAAATTGGAAAGTAGAGTTTCCAAATGTTCATGACCATCTTGTTGGAGGTGTTTCTTTGCGTGTGTATGATGGAGAACTTCTCGGTAAATACTCTATGGAAGAGTGGGACAAGATTGATACCTTTATTGATCATGATCGTGACTTCCTATTCACTTATGCAGGTCTACGTCAGGTCGTTGATAAATACCTTGTGCAGGATAGAAGTAACGGAACAATATTTGAAACGCCACAATATGCTTATATGTTGGCATCTGCCACAATCTTTGCAGAGTATCCAAAAGAAACACGTCTCTCCTATGTAAGGAAATATTATGACGCAATCAGCAAACACAAAATCAACGTACCCACACCTATCTTGGCGGGAGTGCGAACTCCACTTCGACAATTTGCTAGCTGTGTGCTTGTTGACAGCGATGACACCCTCGATAGTATCTTTACTAGCGATATGGCTATTGGCAGATACGTTGCACAAAGGGCGGGTATCGGTATCAACGCAGGTCGAATCCGTGGTCTCAACAGCAAGATCCGAGGGGGAGAAGTTAGTCACACAGGTGTTATCCCTTTCCTCAAAAAGTTTGAGGCAACTGTCAGATGCTGCACTCAAAATGGCATCCGAGGTGGATCAGCAACTGTCCACTTCCCAATCTGGCACCAAGAGATCGAGGACATCCTAGTATTAAAGAATAATAAAGGAACCGACGATAACCGAGTTCGTAAGTTAGACTATAGCATCCAGATCAGCAAACTCTTCTATGAACGATTCATCCGAAACGAAGACATTTCTCTCTTCAGTCCACATGACGTTCCAGGTCTGTCTGATGCTTTTGGTCTTGCTGGATTTGACGAGTTATACAATGTTTATGAACGAGATACTTCTATTCCAAGAAAAACTGTCAGTGCTCAAGAACTATTTCTTTCACTCTTAAAGGAGAGAGCAGAGACTGGTCGTATCTACATTATGAACATCGACCACTGCAATGAGCATTCTTCCTTCAAAGATAAAGTTTGGATGAGTAACCTCTGTCAAGAGATTACCCTTCCCACCAAACCACTACATCATATTGATGATCCAGAAGGTGAAATTGCCCTTTGTATTCTCTCTGCAGTTAATGTTGGCAAAATTAAAAATCTTGATGAACTAGAAGAACTCTGTGATCTTTCCGTTCGGGGTCTTGATGAATTGATCGATTATCAGCAATATCCTATAACTGCCGCTGAGCATTCTACAAAGAACCGTCGATCTCTTGGCATTGGTTATATCGGTCTAGCACATTATCTTGCTCGTCATGGTGAGCACTATGATGATCCGAGAGCATGGGAATTAGTTCATGATCTTACAGAAGCATTCCAGTATTATCTACTGAAGTCTTCTAATCAACTTGCTATTGAGAAAGGTAAGTGTGGTTACTTTGATCGTACTAAGTATGCTGATGGAATTCTTCCAATTGATACATACAAGAAAGATGTGGACGAAATCGTACCTAATAATTTGAACTATGATTGGGAAAGTCTTAGAACATCCATCCTGGCTCACGGTCTCAGGAACTCAACACTGTCCGCACAAATGCCATCGGAGAGCAGTTCCGTTGTGTCAAATGCAACAAACGGAATTGAACCTCCTAGAGGGTATCTGTCCGTTAAGAAGTCGAAGAAAGGTCCGCTTAAGCAGATTGTTCCCCAGTACCAAACACTTAAGAACAATTACACGCTTCTTTGGGATATGTCTAGCAATCGTGGGTATATTAATATTGTTGCAGTTATGCAGAAGTTCTTTGATCAAGCGATTTCTGGAAACTGGTCCTATAATCCAGAACATTATGAAGATAATGAAGTTCCTACTTCAGTAATGGCTCAAGACCTATTAACTACATATAAGTACGGTTGGAAGACCTCTTATTATCATAATACTTACGACAATAAAAAAGACGCAGATGATCCAGTAGAAGACAAACAATCAGTACAAGATTTTATTAATAGTGTACTAAATGATGTATTAGTTGAAGATGATTGTGACAGCTGCAAAGTATAAAGGAGAAACTAAATGGTAACTGGAATGACGGTTTTTAATACCAAAGAAGTAAACACCAAGAAGCAACCAATGTTTTTTGGTGCTCCTTTGGGAGTACAACGTTATGATGGATCTAAGTATCCTATTTTTGAAAGATTGACCCAACAACAGTTAGGTTATTTTTGGAGACCTGAAGAGGTCTCCCTCCAAAAGGATCGTGCAGATTATGCACAATTGAGTGAGGAACAAAAGCATATCTTTACTAGTAACTTGAAGTATCAGATTATGCTTGATAGTGTTCAAGGTCGTGGTCCTGGGATGGCATTTATTCCATATTGTTCTTTGCCTGAGTTGGAAGCAGCGATGACTGCCTGGGGATTTATGGAAATGATACATTCAAGATCTTATACTTATATAATTAAGAATGTATATTCAAATCCATCTGAAGTATTTGATACAATTCTATCAGATAATAATATTTTAGAAAGGGCAAAAACTGTTACTGAAGCATACGATGAATTTGTTAATGCCGCTCAAATGTACGGTACTTCAAATGATTGGAAGTTTGCCCAGGAAGGAGTACCTAATGCACAGGAGACTTTGTATGAACTTAAAAGAAAACTTTATCGTGCAGTTGCGAACGTTAACATTCTGGAAGGGATTCGTTTCTATGTTAGCTTCGCTTGCTCTTTTGCATTTGGTGAACTCAAGCTTATGGAAGGATCTGCGAAAATAATTTCTTTGATTGCTAGAGATGAAAGTCAGCATTTAGTGCTAACACAAAATATTCTAAATAAATGGAAGGAAGGTGATGATCCTGACATGCTTCAAATTGCACAGGAAGAAGAAGAGAATGTTTATGAAATGTTCAGAAGAACTGTTGATGAAGAGAAGCGTTGGGCAGATTATCTATTTCAGAAAGGGTCTATGATTGGTTTGAATGACAAACTTCTCGGACAATATGTAGAATGGATTGCAAATCGCCGTCTTAAATCCATTGGATTGAAGGCAATTTATAATATTCCTGCCAATAATAACCCGCTTCCATGGACCGAGCATTCGATTAATTCTAAATCTATGCAGGCAGCACCACAAGAAACTGAGATTGAATCATATGTGATTGGTGGTATTAAACAAGATGTAACAACTGATACTTTTGCAGGATTTAAACTATGACCGTACCAGCACCAGGACTTTCCCTTATTAAAGAATTTGAGGGATGCAGACTTACAGCTTATCCTGATCCACTATCAGGAGGTAAGCCTTATACATGCGGTTGGGGATCTACTCGTAAGAAGGATGGATCTCCTTTCGTACTAGGAGAAAAGATCACGCAACAGTATGCTGATGATCTTCTAGTGGAAGAATGTGAAAAGCATTTTCTTCCAGCACTTAAAAAAATTCCACACTGGGCAGAGATGTCACCTGAACAACAGGGTGCCATTTTGTCGTTTGCATATAATCTAGGAGCAGGATTTGTTGGTGATCGTGCCAACTTTAACTCTATTAATACCGCTCTAGAATCGAAAGCAAACTGGTCCAAGGTTCCCGAAGCACTCTACAAGTATCGTAACCCAGGAACGTCCGTAGAGGCGGGTCTGGCACGTCGTAGGACCGCTGAAGGGAACATGTGGAAGAAGGGTATGGGGGGTTCCTCAGCACCCGCTACAATGTCAACTACAACAGAGGTAAGTAAAATGTCTAAGGTTCTAATTAACTTCTTCAAATTTTATGATGAAAATAATGCGAACCATGTTGCAGGCGTAGCACTGCTAGAAGCAGCTATTCCTGAGCATCTACAACCAAACTCACCTTGGGTCGTCACCTATCGTGGTGGTAATGCCGATGGTGGTAAACCAGATTTACATGCTTTCTTTTGCTGGTGGAGCAACTGATGCTGCTTGGATTGAAAAGTTTCGTGCCAAACCACCCATTCCACCTATTCTTGCAGTACCATACTTCAATCAGGTTGACAACTACAGAGACGCACATAGAACATGCAACAGTTCCTCTTGTGCTATGTGTCTAGAGTTCCTTAAGCCTGGAACATTAAAAGGTGATAAAGGTGATGATGCATACGTTACGAAAGTATTTGCGATTGGTGACACTACTGACCATGCGGTTCAGACGAAGGTTCTTGCGTCGTATGGTGTCAAGTCCCATTTCTCATACAATCTTTCTTTTGCTGATCTGGACAAGTCCCTTGCTGCTGGCAAGCCCGTGGTTATTGGCATTCTCCACAGGGGTTCTCTTTCTGCTCCTACTGGTGGACACATGTGTGTAGTCATCGGTAAGAAGGGTGATGGATATGTTGTGAATGATCCATATGGTTCATGCAACGATGGTTACACTGGTCCTGTAACTAACGGTAAAGGTACTGTCTATAGCAAGGCAATGCTCAAAGCACGTTGGTGTCCTGGTGGCAACGATGGCTGGGGTCGTATCTTCGACTGATATGGTTGATACTACTTATTATGTGTGGTTATTTGTATTTGCAATAATTGCATATGTTTGTATAGTTGATGAAAATGTTCCTAAGTTTCTGTATCTTATGGTACAGATCCTTAGGATCAATGTGATAAGATTCTTTTGGGGAACCAAGATGAGAATTGGATTAGAATTTTCTACTTGGAAGATGAAACGAGATATGAAAAAATTTTTGAAAGAAAAACAATTACAGGATGAAAACAATGATCGCTCTGAAATCTCCTAGATGCCCGTATTGCGGCAGTTACAAAAGTATGTGTGCAGAAGTCAATAGTTTCATGAGAGCTATAGCTAGAAGTGTTTGTTCTAAAAGATATCATGGCGTTAAACGTTATGAGGAAATTCCTGATCCGTGGAATGATACTGTCACATAAATAATTTCGGTTCAAAAGGAGGTATATGCTTACAGAACCAGTCCATCACATCTATGATAAAGATAACCATGTTATCGCATATAATTTAACTACAGAGGAGATGCACAAAAAAATTAATCAAATTGACGAGTATATAGAAATTCTGACTTTAGAACCGCCAAATTACAGGGACGCAAGTTACTGACTAAATACCTCCATACGGAGGTTTTTTAATGGGCAGTTATGAAAATCCTTGGATGTATAATTCAGAAGTTTTTGAATCAGATCACATTCAAGATTATTTTGGTTTTGTTTATCATATTCACTGCCGTTCAACTGGCAGGTCTTATATTGGTAGAAAATATTTCTGGAGTTTCAAGACACCGAAGGGAAAATCTAGAAAAGTTAAATCAGAATCTGATTGGAAAAAGTATTACGGATCCTGCCCCGAACTCAAATCCGATATTAACCTTTGGGGAAAAACATCCTGCGACAGAAGAATACTTAGCCTTCATAAAACAAAGGGACAATGCAACTTTGAAGAAACAAAACAACTCTTCTTGAATAATGTTTTGACTGAAGCCTTGACAGACGGCACCCCTGCCTACTATAATTCCAACATCCTAGGCAGATACATGCGTAAGGATTACTTCCACGGGGCTTGACAACTCAGATCAGACCCTATATACTTACAAGGTAACCAACGGAGGAGCAAATGAATTCAAAAGTGGATTTTCAACTCTTCTCTGCAGATGAAGAGTATCTTAATGATACTATTAGTATTCTAGTTGATAAACTTCATGATCTAGTAAGTTCTGGTTTTTATTCGGATGCAAAAGAAGTTGCATCTAAGATTAAACAACTGAATAAACTTCGTAACTAGGGACAGTAGCTCAGCGGATAGAGCATCTGCCTTCTAAGCAGTTGGTCGGGGGTTCGATCCCCTCCTGTCCCGTAGTCACGGATGGACTATAACAGCACTGGTGGAGTCAATGACCCTACTTGTCTCGGGATGACACTAAAAGCGCCCTGGTCGGGACGGTTCCCTTTTAGGTTTCTTGCTTCCTTAAAAAGCAAGTGGTGCGGATGGGGATTTATCTCCCGCCGAGTTTCCTATTTCCTCGATAACTAAATAGGTGGCGAGCCTGCTCACGGGGGATTGACCTGCCCCTTCTCTTCTGGTAGTCTATTGGTAAGGTCGGGTGGACAACACACATGGAAACTGGGTTCGATTCCCAGACAGAAGTACAA